TCAAACTGTTCGTCTGATAATGTTCTCAGCTTTTTATAAGTGTCCATGCTCAAGGCTATAGATTTATATTTATCCGTGTCCATGATTACTCCAAGTTAGCTGGATCAAATGATGTATCAGCTTGGTTGAGTTCCAATTCCTCTACACGGTGCATCCAGTAGTAGGTACTTCCTTTTGGAAGTTTTCCAGAACCAGTTGCTTCAGCTTTGTAAGCACCAACTCTATATTTTTTTCCATCAGGCAAAGTTATAGTTCCTTTGAGGTCATAACTTTTTGGGTTTTCTTTATTGATGTTAGGAAAAACGACACCTAACGATTTTCGTTCTTTAGTTTGGTCATCCATTATTGAATAACTCCTTTAGTCTCTAGGTTTGATTTAATATGGTTAAACTTCTCTAAGAACAGCTGCCAAGCATAAGCGTCTTGTTGCTTAACCTTTTGCATAAGTTCTTTGTTAGTTGATAACCATTCTTGGTAAGCACCGACATGAGAGACTTTATCAAGTTCGGTTAATGCTTCTGTAAGCTTCTGGTCCGATTGAACTATTGCACCAGATACTTCTTCAGCAGAAGCTATCTTGTCATTGGTTAAGCCAAGCATTGCTAAAGCTCTTCCAACAGCAGATGTTTCAGCATTTTCAAGTGCCGAAGTTTGGTTGATACGACTAGCAGCTCTTACTTCTTCAGCTAGTCCAGTAGATACAAGCTTTCCATCGATAAATACTTCAGATCTAACAATGACTTTTTTGTCATCCTGATGAACTATGTTTGATGAAATAGTTGCTGCTGTACCTAAGTTTTTTCTTAAATATCCAATACGCAAACCTACTGTTGCGTAATCATTATTATGTATTTTAGTAGTTTTACCTTTTAGACCTTTTTTGAAGTCTGCTATTGTAGGTATCAATTTATCAGCTGACATATGTAATAACCTCCTATGATTAGTGTTGTGTAGTTGATGAGTTGTGGAGACATTAGGTATTGCTCCAAATCTTTTTAGCTCTAGCCAGGTGTTTAGATCCAATATTCCAATAGAATTGATGATCAAAGCCAGGCTCTACATCTTTAGCTATTTCAGCTAAGATCATGTCAGGCTCTTCAAGATCTATATATCTAGCAAGTAATCGTTCTTTACGAATACAGTTTCTAATAAGTTGTTCGTAATAATTATTTAAATTTTGTATCTCTAAGTCAGCACAATTTTTTTCAGTAAAAACCATGTGATCATCTGCAGTTAGATAAATAAGATAAGGACAAATCCTATTTAATTTTCTTAGGCTGAAACAATAAAAAGCCAACTGCTGCAAATGATTAACTAACGGAGTGGATGGTAGTTTAGCCGAAGCAAAAGACCTTGTACCATCCTTCTTTACTTTACCTGGTCGTTGCCAACTGGTTTTCAATTCACAGACCGAAAGGAACGGAGCATCGCTAGATATGGATTGCGATGACGCTGCATCAGATCGCTCTGATACATTAAAATCTGTAAAGTGTACGTCAGTTCTACCAACAACTGGTAAAGAAAGTCTGTGATCAATATGATTGATGCTATCTTCTGCAACAACCTTTTCTGATTTAAGGATATTTATTTTTTCAAAAGCTATAAATCCTTGTTGAATAGTTTGAGGTATTGTTTCTTGAAAGTGTTCTTTTTTTTCTCTGTCTTTATCGTTGACAGGAACATACTCCATAAATTTATCCATTGCTTTTGCAATAGCTTCTTCTTTAGAAAGTTTTGTATTTTTATGTGGTGCAAGTTTTCTTTGATTAGGATTGAAGCTCCAGATGTCAGTTGAGTAATGAAATTGAATAGCATCATTGACTGCAACACCAGCTGCCATGTTAGCGTTACCTTCAAATTCTCTTCTTTGTTCTTGAGTAGAAAATAAATATCTAAAAGCATAAATACCTTCTGGCATTGAGCTTGAAGTGGGGGAGTGATGGTTAATTTTTAAAAGTTCGTTTAGTTTTGTAAAACCGTCTTGTTGTAAAGTTTCTAACGGATCAATAAGTTTATTTGTTTTTAAAATCATAGATCGTTTCTACGATTTAATCTTAAAATCTGTTATTGGATGTAAATGCTTGAAGTGGTTGTAAGGTCTTAGTAATTCTTTTTCATGCCAACAACATTTGATGAAGGTATGTTAGTAGCTGTGACTGCATATGAAGGCTTAAGTTCTTGTTCTACTTTAATCCACGCTAAACCTTCTCTAAATCTCATAAGCCATAATATTTTATAGATAACAACTCTTTCAGTTAATTTTCTATATTGTGGACCTCTTGATCCATTATCATCTTTATTGTCTCTTCGATTTCTTTCTAGCGTACTTTTAGAAACTAAATTATTTAATAACATTACAGCATCATCAGTAGATACTTGTCTTTCTGGATCTTGATTATAATAATAATTTAAATCTTTAATCCATTTTCCATCTGTTCCTCTTTCTAATGTAATTTTTAATTCTTTAATTTGTTTAGGAATGTCAACTACATTGCTTTTAGTAGTCTTTTTAACAGATTTTATCTTGGTCTTAGTTTTCATGCTCTATTTAAATAATCCTCATCTTCTGGACCTGGTTCATCCATTTGTTCTTGTATTCTGTCATAAGCTTCAGTAACTATTTTTTCTTCTTCAGCTGATAAATCCGCTTTTATTTTTTTAGCTTCATTTTTTATATCAATATTCTTTTCGTATTTTGCGTTGCCATAGGCAGCCGTACTAATAAGTGATTGTAATTTTTCATCAGCAGCAATTAAAGCTTTTAACTTTTGATGGTTCATGTGATCAATATAATCATCTGTTCCAGGCTCATCTGCCATGTAGTAATCTAATTGATCTTTAAGTTTAGATACTAATTGTTCATTTTTAAATGTTTGTAATGCAGAAATTTCATCACTTCTATTTTGTGTATAAATTTCATTGTAAGCTTTTTGAATAGCTGTTTTTTTTGAAGAATAAACTTCTGATGGATCTAGTATTGCAACAACTGGAGCAACAAAAGTTGGAGTAATACCATCAATAACTATTCTTTGTTCTTCTGTTACACCAACAAAATCATCAAAACTATTTACATCTTCATCTGGTGTAATTCCTGATATATCTATAACTGATGGATCTAAACTATGTAAATCTATTGTTTTTCCATCTTTATTCTTTTTATAAATACCAATAAAATATCTTTGTCTAACTTCATTATCTCTAAAATTTTTTAAATTAACTCCAACTACAACTATTTGATCTTCTAAAACTATTGGCTGGTTTGAGTTATAATAAAAAGCTACTTGACCATGTAAATGACTATTAGAATTATCAAATTTAATTGCTTTAACATCTGGTCTATACATTTCTCTTGGACACTCAACTATACCTAAATCTTTTGCAGTTATTTCAGAAGCATAAACCGAAAGTCTTTCGATTGATGATTGCTCTAATGGATCTGTAGAACCCCAGACTGGAATTACTAAATCATTAAATAAAATTTTAGCTGGATCACATCCTAAAACTTTTGCATACTTAACAGCTATGTCTCTTGAAATTTCTGTCTCTCCGCTCAAGTGTCTGTAAAGAGTTGCTTCGTTGACACCAGCTAATATTGCTAAATCTTTTTTTTGAATATCATTTTCTGACATCAATCTTTGTAATAAATTTTTTGGATGCTCTATATCAAAAATTCCGTAATGATTATTTTTATATAAACCTAAATTTAAAATAGTTTTATTCTTGCTAGGCTTATTTAATAAGTGCATTAATGATTTCTGCCATTCATTATTAAATTGTGTAGATAAACTTAGACTTATTTTTGACGCTTGTTTGGCTGCTGCTTCGTAAACTAAATCTGATGGACCGCTAATAACTCTAGTTACTATTTCTAAAGTTTTTAAGATTGAAGTTTTTTTTATATCTTTTTTATGAATTGGAGCTTTAGAACTTTTGTTATAATAAAATTTAAATTTAACTGTAGCTGCAACTACATCATCAAGTAATTTCATTTCAATTTCTGGAAGTTCTCTTACATCTACAAATGTTGAAACTAATGATCGTTCTGCATGTCTATCTTTTAATTTAGGATAAAAGTCAGATGTAAATTTCATGTATAGGTATTTATACACTTTTCGCAGATATGCAAGTTGTGTTTTACTTTATGCACAACTTTTCTCTTGATTATCTATTCTCGTTATATAATGGCTATTTATATGGTTAAAAAGGTCTATTTTAAAGGAGTTAAGTTCTCTGGATATAGCAACTGGCATCGTACTCAGACGCATAATTGCTTAGGTTTTAGCGATATAGACAAGGTTTCGACTTGCTGCGCTTGCTCAAAACCGTTGTTTTTAGCGGAAACTGTATTCAATAATGGTCAAGGCTGGAATAAAAAACACAAAGTAACTAAGAAATTAGCCGAAATGGCTGGAATACCAGCTTATATCATTTGGTATCAGTTAGTTGGTGAAATGATGATCCATATACACGTCAAAAAGATAGCTCCAGATTATAAGGATGGTTTTGCATCAGAGCCTGTTTTTCTTGATCCTGATGAGTGGCTACAGTTCCTGGAGTACCAGCAAGTTAAACATTATCCAGAATGTCCAAACAAAGAATTTTTCAAAAAAAAATTACAAGAAGATCATAGAGCCAACAGGAGGAAAGCATTTGCGTCAATTCTATATAAGTGATCCTAAAATATTTGATCTTAAAATGTCAGCATTTGATTTCAAATTATATTCTTATCTTTGCAAGAACTATGATCTTAAAAGATTAACTCCGTACGTTAGAATGATTGATTGTGCGGACCACATGATCGTTCCATTGCCAAAAATAAAAGAAGCTCTGCAACGCCTGGCTATTCTAAATATTGATTACAAACCGCTGATTACACATAATAATTTTACATACTTTGATATGCCAAGATACAAAGCTTTTCTTGAAAGCATAAGGTTTACCAAGAACTATTCCAACAAAGGTTTCAACAAAGTAAAACAGAATATTTATACTTATCAAAACGGTAACTATGACAGCTGAGTTACAAATACAAAAAGAAGTCTTTGCGTTATCTAATATTATTAACTTGATAGACGAAGCTGCAAGAACTGAAAGATTTTTATCTGGTCCAAAACCGCCTATGGCTGCTAGTATGTATAATTTATTAGAGACAACGTATATGCAAGGA